GTAACGTTCCAGCCAGTCACGCGCCGCGAACCCGCCCGGCTCCCGGCGGCCCCCGCCCGGCTGAATCTCCGGGGAGTCCGCGCCAACCGGGCGGACGCGGCTGCCATCCGGCTCGTAGAAGGTGTCACCATCGTGGACCCGACGACCAGTGTCTTCGAGCGACGAAGACTGCGCCGCCGTCTCAGGGGCGTGCTGGTCTAGGATCCGTCCGATGCGATCGCGGGCCATTCGCTACTGCCCCAGCGGCTGAAAATCGAGGCTGGAATCTTGGTCTATGTCTCGGAGTGCTTGGGGATCGCCCAGGATATTCCCTCGAATAATCGCGTGCGCTCGCTCGTGAGGCACATTCCGATTGCGAGTCAGTTCCAGGTAAGCATCGGTCACGCCGCGCATGACCCGATCCGCGTCCCCAATCTCCCCGCGGTCGTGCGCACCAGCGATAGGTCGCATGTAATCGCGCTCCAGCTCGCCCCACTCCAGCCCCATCTGAGCCGCGGCCGGGGCGAGCGACATCTCGGCGACGGAGTAATCCTCGACCCCGCTGGGCTTGCCCCAGTTCCCGGGCCACAATTTGTTGGCACCAACGCCGCTTTGCAGAATCTCGTGCGTCGTAGCAAGCGCAACCAGCGAATCGACGTCGTCGATCTGAATGCCGCGGGCCCGGTTGTCCATGGCAAGGGCCGCTGCCAGTTGCGGCGGAGCGCCAAGGTATTCGGCCTGCTTCATCAAATCGTCAGCACTGACGTTGGCCTCTTCTAAATCGCGCTTGCGCAGCGGCTGGCCGATGTCATTGCCATGCTCGTCCCTTTGAATAATCCACTCCGCCCCGTCGCGCTCAATGGTATGGACGCGATCCACGGCCGACCTTTCCTCCTGCATCAATGGTAGGATTTCTTCGCGGAAGACCTCGCGGCTCATGCGCCCATCACGAACGGCGTCGAGCGCAGTCCGAGTAGCACGGACTCGTGTGTTGTGGTCCTCTGCCTGCCGACGCATGCCCTCGCGGTCCTGCGTGGCTACCTGGCCCAGCCGCTCGTCCAGCGCCCGGAGCTGACGAGCCTCGCGAACCAGGCGGCCCATCTCGTCCGCCTGTTGTGACTGCTGATCCACTGGTCTCGGTGAGCCTGCGGCCTGTTCGTCATCGGAACCCAAACCCAATCCGTGCCCGGGGGAGCCCCTCCGGCGCATGACCCGCTCCGCGCCCCTAGGCGCAGGCTGTGCCTCTTCGGTCGGAGCCCAGGGCGATTCCTGCCACGGGTCCATGCCGATCCTGCCGCGGCCGCCCTCGACGACCTGGCCCATCAGGTCACCCATCGCGTCTAAGCGACCCTGGAACTGCCGGCCGACCTCCTGCCTTCTTTCGCGCAGCCCGGGGCGGTAGTAGTCATCATCGCTGACCTGGATCTCATCGAGGTCCTGAGCCCCCTCGAACGCTTCGACATACGCACGATCCGCCTCGCGCCCACGACGACGCGCAATAATGCGATCCGCTTCCTCCGGGTTCGCATAGGCCAGGGCGGCCAAGCCTACCCCCGGCATGTCGTGTTGCACCAAGAACGCCTCAGCGTCCTCGTCCGGGCCATCGGCCAGGATGTCCTGCTCACCATCCCCGTCGAGAAAGCGCACGCCGGCGGCTCCCCCCTCCATGGGGTCGGTGAGCCCGACAAACCGCGCTTGGGGATCGCCGGTAACGTCCTGCACGACCATGTTCAGAACATCGTGCAGCTCGCTGTCCTGGGCTACGAGAGCATCGAACTGCCCTTCGTTGAACCCATCGTCCGTCTCAGAAGCAACACGGTGGGCGTTCAGGCGACGGCCCCACTCAGTCATCTGTGCTTCGCGCTCAGCCTCACCGATTTGCAGGCTCTTGAGCTGTCGGTTGAGATCGTGCCCCTCGGCCGCTCGTTCCTCTTGGCTCTGGGTAAGGTCTTGTTGGAGTCGGCCCTGAGCCATGCGCAGATCGTGTGCCTCGGCGGCACGCTCAGCCTCCTGCTGCCGCAGTTCGCGGCGCTCCCGGGTATCACCGATTCGCAGGCTCTTGAGCTGCCGGTTGAGATCGTGCCCCTCGGCCGCCCGTTCCTCTTGGCTCTGGGCAAGGTCTTGTTGGAGTCGGCCCTGAACCATGCGCAGATCGTGTGCCTCGGCGGCACGCTCAGCCTCCTGCTGCCGCAGTTCGCGGCGCTCCTGGGTATCACCGATTCGCAGGCTCTTGAGCTGTAGGTTGAGATCGTGCCCCTCGGCCGCCCGTTCCTCTTGGCTCTGGGCAAGGTCTTGTTGGAGTCGGCCCTGAGCCATGCGCAGATCGTGTGCCTTGGCGGCACGCTCAGCCTCCTGCTGCCGCAGTTCGCGGCGCTCCTGGGTATCATACCAGCTCTGGACGGCCTGCATGCCTTTGAGCAAGTCGTCCATCGGATTCCAGGGGGTTTGCCGGGCCATCCAGTTATTCCCTCGTCGAAGCCAAGTAGCCACCGCCCGCCGCGGCGAGGCCGATCCACGGGTTGCCGGTCATCAGGCCCATGCCAACACCGGAGGCGATGGCGCTGTTGCGGTTGGCCCGCCACTGATCCTTCGCCTGCTGGTACTCACGCTCGCGGGTGTCGTGCATCTGCGCCGCCTGGGATAGGTCACGCTGGGCCTGTTGCGACGTAGCCACGCCCATCTGCCCGAGGTCCTGGCCCACATCCCGCTGGAGGCCGACCGCATCCGACCGGGCCTTGTTAGCCGACCCGGCCGCAGCCTGAGCGCCGCCGTAGGCCGAGTGGCGGGCCGAAACGCGCTGCTCGCGGTCAGTCAGCGTCTGGCCATAGCGACTCAGCTCTCGTTGGACCCGGCCGTCACGGCCAGCGGCCGCGGACTCGGCCGTCGCAGTGGCATCGGCCGCCTGGCGGCCGGCATAGCCCCGATCCGTGGCGAATTCGTGGAGCTGATTTTCTAGCGGCTTGAAGTGGCTGTCGTACATCCGAAGCTGGCGCCGCGAAACAGAAGCTTGGAGGCGGGAAGCGTCGATCTCGCCACCACTGGTATAGCTGTCGAGGTCAATCGTTGCGGCCAGTGCCATTCCCTACCCCCTATTGTCCGCGGTTCCGTGCCAGCCTATCGGCGAAGGCATGGCTGCCGCTGGCGTGTTCCGGGGAGCTACCGTCGCCGCCCTGGAACCAGCCTTGTTCCAAGCCGGCCTGCACGCCCATACCACCAAGGCCCATGATGAGCGAGGTCCGCTCCCGGGCACGGGCAGTCGCGCGGTTCATGTCGTGAATTTCGTTCTGGGTGGCAAGCTGGCCAGACGCGGCGGTGCCCTGACTGCCGGGCGTCAGCAGCGCGTCGCGGCCTTGGGCCACCGCCTGAGTCAGCCCCGCGGCCCCGCGGCGCTCAAACGCCGACTCGCCGGCGGTGATCTGCTCAGCCGTCATGCGCGGTGCATTGCCCACGGCCCGGGAAAGCCCGCCGACCGCGGCCCCGCCCCCCATGCCGCCGGGGGCGCGAGCGTTGAGCGTCGAGGCCCGGACCATCTGGGCTTCGGTGCCTTCCGCAGCGCCCTCCCGCAAGTCCCGGCGCTCCGACTGGGACGCCTGGGCCTGCTCGGCGTTGCGCATGATCTGCGGCGCGTACTTGGTGGCGAACTCGTTGAATCCACGAGCGCCGCGCTCCGCTAACCGGCGCTCTTCGTCCGACTGCTCCGCCTTTTCCGGCCGGCTGCTGCTACCCATAACGGCCTCCGAAGGTTTCCTGTTTCACTCTATCCGTGACCCTCTGGGACTGCTCGTAGGAAGCCTTCGGGGGTCTGCCGCCACTGCGGACCCAGCACTCGGCGCCAGGCCCGATGGCGCTGGGTGGCGAAGCGGACGCGCTCGCAAGAACAAGCCCGGGCTAAAGCGACCAAAAAGTCTTCGTAGACTCGGTACGAGTACCGCGCCGTGCCGTATATCAGCCAAACGAACAGCGTAGGGATACCGCGCTCGATCTGGACCTGCCAGACGACGAAGCCCTCGTCGTAGACGGCGAGCTGCGCATCGCCCCGTCCCAGTGCCCCCAGCACGTCGTCTGCGGTGTAACTGGCCCGGGCACGCCGGATGGCGTCTTCGAGCTGTGCTCTATCTAACCAGTCGGCCGAGGACGACCCGCAAGCGGCCGTTGTCGTCATAGACCTGCACCCCGTTCGCGTTGTGCTCGACCCGACCCCCCGCCGGGCGGGACTTGAGCGCGAAGTTGCCCTGGTTGTCGAGACGGAAGCCATACCCCGCACCATCATTCCAGTTCGCGCTCTCGATGGCCGCGTTCTCTCCGATCCGCTCGCTACTGCCGATCTGGAGTAGGTCGAAGACATTGAGCTGGTCAAACTCCGCACGTTCGGCGAAGACCTGCGTGGCCCGCAGCCCTTCGACGAACGCTTCGCCCATGTGTGCGTACTCGATAGAGGCGAAAGGGATGTGGGCGGAGTTAATCATCACCCGCCCCGTGGTCGCGTCCACGATGAAGGGGTAATTAGCCCCTACTGGGCCGACATACCGCCACAATGATCGTGTGCCGTAACGCCGACGGTTCGGCAGCGGCGTACCCCACTCATCTTCGGTGGGCTCATCCTCGTCCGCAGGGAGGTCGTCGTTCTCGACGACGATCTCCTTCTGCGGGTCCTGGTCCGGCGACACCGTGTTCTCGTGATAAGGCGACTCCTGAATCGCCCCCATGTCGTGCATTGCAATGTAGAGATCGCCGTCGTAGCGCACTACGTCGCCGCGCTGGTAGTCGGACCAGGCGAACCATTGCTCAGCCGCGTCCGGGTGCCGGACGAAGAAGGTATGGGCGTCGACGCCGAAGGTGACGTCCCCGTCTTCGTCCTCGATGCCGAAGCCACTGGTGACAACGCGCCCTTCGTTCGTAGTCTCCAGGAAGATGCCCCACTGCGCGTTGGGCGCCTCGCCGTCTACGCTGGCCTTCATGCGCTCCTGCACGGCCGCAGACATCGTCTGGGGGCTTTCGACCTCCTTCCACTCCCAGCTTGCGTTTGGCTGCGCCTCACCGGCCTCGAAGTCGCGCTCGGCCTCCCAGACACTGCCCTCCCAATAAACGCGCGAGCCCTTGAGGTAGGAACGGTCTGGGGTCCAGTAGTCGTAGTCGGTGCCCAGCAGCGCGTTGACCTGGCGCATCGACCGGGCCAACGCGCCTTCCATGTCGGCGATGGCCTGGTCGAGCTGGGAAACGTCCGCTTTCGCTTGGCTGAGAAGGCCCAGCGTCTCGTTCTGGAGGTCCATGCGCTGATCTTGGCCGTCCATGCGAAAATCGGTCTGCGTGAAACGGGCCTGGACGCTGCCAAACTCTTCGGCGCGAACCCCTTTCTCGTCGGCAATGACCTCTTCGAGTCGTTCGACGTGCCCGGCCGTGGTGGCGATATCCTCCACCTCAGCCCAGTGCCCTTCCTCGCCGTGGCGCGGGTTCGGCGACGGGGCCTGCATGACCTTCAAGGCTTCGTAGAGCGTGCCCAAGTAGATGACCTTATCGCCGATCTCGTAGTCGGCAGCCGAGTCCCAGAACGGGTGTTCGACTCCGAATGCAGCCTCCACCTGGCGGAGCGCCGTGGCCCGTGCTTCGTCCTCGGTAGCCTTGACCTCTTCGAGCTGGCTGATCGTTGCTCGATTGCTCAACTCATCGGCGTTGCGGGCGAAGGCCGCCTCCAACATCTGGTAGCGCGTGGCCAGTGACTGTTCAGCGTCGGCCACGCTCGCGCGGAAGACCTCGTTGCGCGCCTGTGAATTGAAGCGGTTGCCCAAGTACCGGACCTCTTGGCCCGACGAGTCCAGCGCCCGTACCCCGTCCTGTCGGGCATCGACCTCGCGCAGCTCCGTGATCGAGCCTTCGTTCCCGTCAATCCGGGCCTCCGCCTCGTCGAACTGGGAAAGCCGGGCCTGTTGCTCGCTGGCCAGGGCCTGGTCAAAGCGAGTCATCATCGCCGACGACAGCGTGGCGTCGTCCAGCTCTTCGACGAACTCCCAGTCGTCACTCTCATCCGGGGCGTCCTGGGGCGGGTCACGATCCATGTCCGGGGTGACCTGCTCGGCGACCAGCCGGTAGGCCGATCCCTGATGGGCGACCTCATCGCCCTCGTAGTAGTCGCGGAAAGGGTGGAACGGCGGCGGGCCCAGCCGGCCCTCCAGCCGGCCGATCTGCGTGGCCCGGGCTTCTTCCTCCGTGGCCAGGGCCTCGTTCATCTCCTGAACAGTCGCGCGCGACTCCAACCCGCTCTCCGGATCCTCGATCCGGGCGGCCAGGCCCTGGATGTCACGGGCGACGGCGGTGAGCTTGTTGCCGTTTCTCAGAATCTCAGCCGCATGGTCCCGCAGNGTTACCGCCTGCGCGGCCAGGGCGTCGTTGACGCTGCTATNCGCGCCGATCTTCGCCCAAGCCTCCGGGTCCTCGGGGTGCGGCGCCGGCGGCTGCATGTCCGTGCGAGCGCGATAGAGCTTTCCGCACCAGACGACAACGTCGCCTTCGTTATAGCCGCTGTCCTCATCGAACTCGGGTGCCTCCAGCAGCGCCGTCAGACTGCCGAAGACCTCGTTGAACTGCTCTTCCAGGCCCTCGATCTCGCGCTGGATCTCCGCGGATCGTTCTTCGGCCTCCTGGCGGAGCCGCCACGAGACGGAGAAGTCCAGGTCCTCGGGACCGTCAACCAGGTCCACGCGGTCACGCAGACGCTGCGACAGCTCCGTTTCCTCAATTTGAGCGGCCAACTCGGCGATGAGCTGCGAAGGCCGGGTCTCCAGCCGAACCTCAATGCCCTGCTGGTCGTGCCACGGGCCGGGATTGCCAAGCTGGTTCACGAACCGGAACCAGAAGTAATAGGTCACACCGGGGGTCAGGCTACTATCGACAAAGCTACGCCCTTGGGTGATCGTCAGCAGCGCCGCGCCATTACGGTCGTCGCCCGTGGCATCGCCGACCATCTGGTCCAAGTCGTCGATGCGCTCCCAGTCCTCGCCGTCCTCGGGCGTCGGCGGCTCTTCGAGCTTTCGCCGGGCACGATAGACCGACCCTTGGTACGCGACCACTTCGCTTAGGTCATAGGCACGCCCCGGCTCGAACTCCGTGGCGGCGACGTTGCGCCAGACCTCGGTATAGGCATGGCCATCGTACCCGGGAGAATCCCAACGGAACATGGCGGTGTCGAAGCCAATGTCCACCGACAGGATTTCCGGCTGCTGAGGCACTTCGATGGTCGGGTCGGAGTCGGTGCTCTCGCTGTCCTCGCGCAAATTACGCTGGACGGCGTTACGGAACGCCTCGCGCAGATTCCCCCCGCCCTCATCGAGCATCTGGCGAAGCTGTTTCTCAGTAACGACTCGCTGTTGCGGCTCCCGGCCCTCGCCGTTCCAGACGCGCAGCATCTCTGCGATGCGGCCAACCGCCTGCGGATCGTTCGGGTCGATCCCGGAGCGTCGATGGACCCGACTCATGTCTGTTGGACCTCGGCCATCGTGGTGGCCATGGCGAGCGAGTAGACCGGGGTGTTGCCTTCGACCTCGATGGCGTACTCCCGACCCAGCGCCCCGCCGGTCACTCGTTGGGGGCGCTCGCTCTCGACCGGAATCTCGGCCTGGAGCGTGCCGTCGCGGTAGATACGGGCGATCACCGGATAGTCGTCGGCCCAGACGCGCACGACATTCAGCGGCGACGGCCGAGGGAGCGTCAGCGGCCGGGAGCGCCAGCGATACGGCACCGCCGGGGCACTCTCGGCGTGCCACTCCTGGATTGCGCTGTCCTCGACGATGTACAACCGGCCTTCCTCCTGGTGGGCGAACACCGCCGACGGGTAATCCACGTCGAGGAAGGACACGCCCCACTCGGCAGCTCGGGCCGGATCAAAAACCATGGCGCCCTCGCCCTTCTGCCCACTCTGGTAGAAGACGATGTAGAGCTGCCCCCAAGTGCCGGCCTTCATGCTGGGCGGGTTGTACTGCTGCCACTCGTCGCGGGTAAACAATCCGTCGGTGACGAAGCGCGGCCCCTGCGCCGTGACAAAGCACAGCCCATCCGGGGCGGCGTACATGACGCCCCCGGCCATGGCGACGACACTGTCCTCGGAGGCGCACGGCGCCTGGAACGTAGTGTCGGCCATGGCGATAGCGCTGGGGTGGCTGCCCTGGCCCATGTAGACGGTGCCGGTGGTCAGCGCCACCAAGGTGGAGCCGAAGGAGGCTAGCGCCTTGATCTCGTAGTCGATGGGCTGCCGGTAGTCGATGGGCCAGGCGTGAGGGAGCCCGGTCTCGGAACACAGAATCTCGTTGCGCCGATAGGCGACGAAGTAGTTGCCCCCGACCACGGTGAGCCCGCGCAGCCCGTCCGGCGGCGGCTCCCAGTCCTGGCTGGGCAGCGGCTCTTGCGGCCACTCTACATCGTCGGTCCAGGCGCCGAACTCGCCCTCTTCCTCGTTAGACAAACCAACTTGGGCGAGGAACAGGTACTCGCCGCCAGAGCTGCGGTAGATGCGGCACTCGTTGATCGGCCGCCCCTCATACCCGCTGGGGATGCTGGGCAAATCCAGCTTCACCGCTTCCCAGGGGAAGATTTCGATGGGGCCGACCGGCTCGGGCAAGGGCGGGCCTTCCTCGCCCCAGTCGTTCACGAACGTTACCGTGTAGAAGTAAGTGCGCTCGAACTCCGTGGCCAGACCGTCGTCCTCGTCCTCGCCCTCCACAGGATCCTCGACCTCTACCTTCTCCCAGGTCACGCCGGACGGGGATGGGGTGCCTACGGGGTAATGGGTAACCTGATGCGGCTGGGTACCAGAAGTGGCCGAGTCACGATCCGCTGCGCGCACGCCGCCGTCGCCTGCGTCGCGGGTGAAGTAGACGCGCTCCCACTGGTCGTTAGGGACGATGGTGTTGGCCGGCGCGACCCGCTCGCTCCACTCCAGCCAACGGCCGTACTGCGTACGGAAGATCGTGGCGGAGGCAAGTAGGTTGCTCGACATCAGCGGCTCCAGGCCGCGCCAGACGTCGAGCGCCCCGCTCAGCAGACGGGTATTGCGGGCAACCTGCGCGTCCGACTGCCCCAGCTTATCCGGGTGCCGGGCCGGCTTCTCGCCCGTGAACAGGTCCAGCCGGACAACGGCCATCAGTATCCCCCATAGCGCACCCGCCGCGGTACACCGACCATCCCCTCGTCGGCCGCCGTGGCCCGGGCCTTGTCCTTCGCCTCTTGGAACAGGCCCCGGTAGTACGCGGCAGTCTCCGGCTCACGCCACTCGGTGTGCGGCATCATCAGAAGGCGAGCCAGCGCACCGTGCTCGATCACGTCCCCGAAGCGGTTGGCCGCCTCGTCGCCGATCTCCTGAGCATCCCGGCTGGGCTGGATAGCGAATACGCCGCTGATCTGATCCGCCTGCGCGGTCGGCGGACTAATCACCAGAAGCTGCGAACCCGGCACCAGCCGATAGAGCTGCGGTCGGCCGGTCATGGTCGACTGCCGACGCATCTGCGCCAGCGTGGCCTTGCGCAGCTCTTCGTTCCCATAGCGCACCGAACGGGCGTCCACGATCTCCTGTTCGTCGCCGACCAAGACCGCAAACGCCGTGGTCGCCGCCGGCGCATCGAAATCACTGGCGAAGAGCATCGGATCGTCGGTCTGCCAAGCGAGCGTGTTCGAGAAAAATTCCCGCGCCGCATCGACATAGCAACGAACCAGGACCGGCTCCGGGGCCTCCGGGGTCTGGAGCTGGAGCCGGGTGATTAGATCGCGGATTTCTGCCATGGATTACCGTCGCTGGTTTTCGTGCTGCTGCGCCTGTCGCTGCGCCTGCTCTACCGCCTCGCGCGGGGGCGGATAGAAGGAGTCGTAAGCCGCGTTCTGGAACGCCTCTTGGTGCGCGGCCGCTCGCTGCCCGTTGGCCGCGTAGTCCGCGTCCTTACTCAGCGAGCGGTAGAGGACGTAATCGACCAGCGCCCGCTCAAAACGAGTGTCCATCTGAATGTTGACCGGGTCGTCCTCCGGCCAGTCCTTCGGCATCGGAATCTCCGGGACCTCTACGCTCTCGACGTCGGCATAGTAATCCGCGCCCTCCGGCACCGATGGGTAGAGCCAAAACACGTCTTGATCGGCCGTAGTGGTGTACTGCCGGGGCCGGGATGGCGGTGTTTCCTGCCAGTCAGGGTCTGAGGCCGACATTGAACGCATGTCGAAACGGGTCAGGGCTCGCATCGGCGCGTCCTCGCCCCCTTCGCGCACGCCCAACACACGAGTCACGCGGGTCGAGGAAGCCGGAAGCGACTGCTTGGCCCCAGGCTCCAGTGGTATCGTACGGGTCCGGGTAAACAGGTCCGGGCGCAGAGTGGCCAGGGCGCCTACGCCCTCGCGCAACCACTGCGCCAGCTCTGGCTCCGACCAGTTGCTATTGCCCTCGTCGTAGAGCTGGACGGCGACCCGCTGGACGATGTTTCGTACAGACACTTCCATAGTCGACTACCTCAAGAAGCCATGATCCGCTCGTAGACGTCGTTGACTTCCTCGGCACTGACCGAGAAGCCGACCATCTCCTGCACGCGCTGCTTGCGCGGGCGGCCGTTGGCGGTGAAGTCATCGGGCTCGGCCCCGTCGATAAAGGCCTTTACGGCGTCGCGCAGCTTCTGCTGGCGCTCGGCCTGCTCGACCTCGGACCCAGCCGGGGCCTGACTCCCGTCCAGCGGCTGCACCGCGGCGCCCTTGGCCACGGCCAGGTGCGCCATATACGCCGGGACGTCCTTCGACTGGCCCGCAGGGACGTACACGCTGCACCCGCTGGTCGACGAGATGTGGATGTCCTTGGTGAACGGCGCAGTAACCTTCATCTTCATGTGGTTATCCCCTCGTTGCCCCGCCCGGCCAAAGCCGGGCGGGGGGCCGGATGGCTTAGATGGCCACGTCCAAGATCATGCGGCCGAAGTCCTCTTCGGACTTCTCCCACGGCGTGTAGAACTGCGGNGTCATAAAGCCAAGGATCTTGCTCACGGCGATGCCCGGCTTNGCGCCGTAGTCGAAGTGATCCCGCTCATCCCACATGGGCAGGTCCAGGTCGGCGAAAGCCAGGGCCTGGGCGCCCAGCAGAACCACGCGGTTACCATCGACGTTGGCGTCCTCGCCCCACTTGTAGCCCGGCCGGCCCGCCTCAGTGGAACTGCCCGACTGCGCCCCCATCGTGTTGTACGAGTGGGGAAACTCGTGGAGCACCAAACCGTCGACCGTCACGATGGAACCGCTGAACAGCGGGTTGCTGTTGCCGCGGGCACCAGCGTTGCGGACGTTGGCCAGGAAGTCCGGGTCGAGCTTGAGCTTCGCCATGCACTGCGGGGACAGGAAGATATGGTACAGATCCATGTCACCGCTGCGCAGCGACTTGATCCGCCGGTTCTTGGCCAGAGCACGCAGCTCGACCAGGGCCGGGTAGCTGATCTTGTCGTCCGGGGTGATGGCCCCCGTGTCACCCGACTTGAGCCGCTTCTCGCTGGCATCCCAGCGATAGTGCCGGTTGCTGGTCGGGGCCTTGAGGTCCTGGGCGAACTCCAGGTCCGCGAACGCCTCGCCCTGCGGCACCTTGCTGGAGTCCCGGGTGTAGTCCGACCCGTCATGGCCGAACCCCGGACGCAGTGCGCCGTTGGTCTCGTGCCGGTAGTCAATGCCGGCCAGGGCCAGAGCCCCCAACTGGTCGACACGATCGGACATCCAGAATGAGAGCAGGTCCCGCGAGGTCTCCCGAAACTGTACGACGGACTTCTGATCCGCCATGCGGCCCGAAATCTTGTTGGCGTTCCGAATCTGATCGACCTGGATCGGCTGATCGTAGGCGTTCGCCTGCTCTTCGCGGCCCTCCAGCTCGTGGTCGCCCACGACGCCGTCGCCCTCAAGGTCCGGCACGAGCGTGATGACCGCCCGTGTCCCCTTCTCGCTGCGCTTGAGTTCGGTGATCCGCTGGATCGCCGAGTTCATGCCCTCACCCATGCGCTGCATGAGGAAGCTCGTCTGCCGGACGCTCCGCCAGACGGACTTCGACCAAGTGGTCTTCTGCTCGTCGGTGAGGTTGTTGAAATTGGTCTCGCCACGTACTCCAGACACGACGTCTGCGCCTCCTGAGCGCTGGTTGCTTACCCTCTTATGCTGTGTGCTGTGACGTCGCACCTACGGATTTCATGGTTGCAGCCGTCACGCTGGCTGAGGCGCCCGGTTTACGTCACGGAATGACGATAACTACTCCGAAATTACCGCGATCTGAGTGGGACTGCTCAAAAAGCGCCCCGGCCGAAGCCGGGGCCAACCGCCCACCCTACTGAATCACAGAAAATCGCCTCGCAGCCGCCGCTCTTCGGCCGGATCGAGCTTGTCGAACTCGGGCTCGCTCATACGCATCGGGTCCGGGCCGACCTCCGGCTCGTCCTGCTGCGTGGCCGGCGCCGGCGGCTGAGCGGCGGCGGCCTTCTCCTTCTTCTCCTGTTCCTGCTTCGTCGGCTTCTTGCCCTGCTTGGGCGCCGGCTCGGGTTCGGGCTCCGGCTCCGGCTCACTGCCGGCCTTGGGCAGCCCGTACGCCTTGGCCGTCATATCCACGGCCTTGTTCATGGCGGCCGCCGGGTCGTAGCCGCGGGTCTGGTACGCCTCAAAT